TTGACAACGACAGTCAAGGGTTCAGTCCTATCTGGCCTCGGATTGGTTAGTGCTATTGCATCGCCTCTATATTGCAAAGGCTCAATCTGAGGCTCTTTTGGCTCATAGTCTTCAGGGCAGACCATAAACCCTTTCCAGTTCTTTTTTAGGTCCAAATAGCGGTATCTTCTACCGCAGTAATCACACAGACCGTAGGAAAATTTACCAGTTGCCGTAGCCATTTCAATACTCTATCTGAGGCACAAAATGGACGCTGGCAGTATCCCTGTCCTCCAGCGCGGCTTTTTGGAAATCTTCCTCATAAATTTGTTTCAAAAGTCCTACTCTGTCCGGCGCATATTTCAGAGAAAGCATGTAGGCCAGACCAGAAGCTAAACAAGGCAAAAACCTGAAGTTCACGTCACTTGTATTAGTGTAGTCACCAGCATCCTGTATCCGTCGAATCCGGTAATAAACCAAGGTATAGGCTTTGTCAGCTGTCGGATACAAGTACACAGTTGGAGTAGTTGTTCTCTCGACATAAAACTGCGATGGTCTAGCCTTTGTCAGCTTATTGGGCAGGTCTAAATACTCTGACCGGCCTATCCTATCTATGCTGATGTCCTGCTGCTCACCATTTATCGTGTCTCGTATCACAGCAGAGAGCACGTTTACCGTATCCGCTCCGGGTGCGATCGTAGTCGTGCCGTCAGCCAGTACAGCAGTAGCCTGCTCAATGGTCCAAAGGTTAAGACCCCTGTTGGCCCAATCTGAGAATAATAGATTCAAAGAACGACGAGCTGATGACAGCTGATATCCAGCTGTCATTCTCATACCACAACGCTCAAACGCCTCTTCTATGAGGTCGTCGATGTTGAGATCAAATGTTGCTGTTCCTGAGGTCGCCATCGAGCAGCTGCCTGTAAAAATTAGTTCGTAGCTCGTACATTTTTGCTACATCATATTCCCTGAAATACTTGTCGTAGTATCCGAGGGGCCTTAGTTTTTCTGCGGCTCTCTCTAATTTCGACAACCGCTGTACGAAAAACATTGCATACTGTGTCTCTGTTTCCCCTTCAAAAGTCCCATCATCAATAAGCTCATTTGACTCGTCTTCTGGATGAAATCCCATTATCCAGAAATCTTTATCCTCAAATGCCTCGTCTGCAATAGCCTCATTCAAGCTATCTACAAACTGATGAAACTCATCTGGGTCCTCTACAAACTCTGTATCCGCTATGATCACTAACTCTTTTGAGTCATCCCATTCGCTTAGAGTCACATAAAGGGTCCTGTAATCCTCACTATCCGTCTTAAAAAGTATCCCTACTTTGTTTTCTTGCCATGCCGCTTTTGCATACGGGCAAGGCGGCAGATTGTTGAAATCAGGGCTGCTGGCCTCTAGGGCATACTTAGACCAGTCTCTGATCTCTTTTACTATGCCTTTTCGGTCAGCATCCGTAATCATTTCTTTTTCATTGCCATACCGCCGCCGCGCATTTTTTTCATTGCCATGCCGCCAGCACGCATTTTCTTTTTAGCCATACCGCCTTTTGCCATCATCTTTTTCTTGGCCATACCACCGCCGCGCATGCGCTTAACTCCACGACCTTTCAACACATCCGCTTGCGTTACTTTGCCGTCTCCTGTCAGGTCAGGGAACTTGCCTTTTTTCTTGGCCATGCCGCCTTTGGCCATCATGACCTCAACCTTTGGGCTAGGAGAAGAAATCTTTTTGTTACGAGGTCCAGAGGAAACCGCTCCACCACCTCGAGTTGCCGCACCCATTCCACGTCCAGCCATTTTGATTACCTCACTCGTCTATGACGTTTAACTTTTTTAGCAACCTTTTTAGGTTGCGCCGAAAACTGTTTACCCTTCGCAGTATCCGCTCGCTTCTTGCGGGTGGTCGCTGCATACTCTTTACTGCTCATAGACTTAATGGCCTTAGCAGGCAGATATCTTTCGCCTGTGGCTTTGGGTCCCTGTGTGGAGGGCTTACCGCTTTTAGTTCTCCACTTTTGCTTAGTCCAAGCTTTTAGCGATTTCTGGGACTTTTTAAGAGACATTAGTCTTTGTAGCCCCCGCCTTTCGCCTTGTACTGTTTAGCCAACATCTGGGCTTTACGCGCTGACCATTGACCGGGCTTACCGCCTTTTCCTCCAGCCTTTATTTGATTAAAAAGCTGTTTTCTCATAGTAGGCTTCGTGTAGTTGCCTGCTTTGTTTACAGAGGACTTTTTGACTGCGCCTCCGGCGGCCTTTCGGACTACCTTCTTTTTTGCAGCCTTTTTCCTTACCATTTTTTACAACTCCAGTACCGCGCAGTAAATTTATCCTTTGCAGTATCGCAGTTATGTCTAGCCCTAAAATTGGCTCGACGACCGGGGTTACTTTTCTTGATGGTCATGTTCGGATCACCAAACCTGACCAGCTTTACTTGGTCTCCCTTCTTGGCCAGAACCGCAAACTTCTTACTGCCTCCAGAGGTTCTTTTGGGTTTGTTGTATCCCGCAAAAGTCTCACCGCGATAAGAAACACGTCCCGAAGGCGTGCGTTTTACGTTCTTGGTGCTGGCCATTACTGAGGATCACCTCCTTCAAAAAACAAAGTAACACTTGTTACTTCGGCATCATTCACGTCAATGTAGATACCTGTCTCAAACAAAACACCTGCGTCTGGAATAAACAAGTCCTGAGCGCCAGCTGCTGCTGGGGTGTTTATAGTGACCAGAGCGGTGCCGCCAGACGTTGTACCGTCCTTTAACGCGAAAGAAGAGCCTGTCGCTGTGTTGGTAAAGTAAATGCCGTATAAACGGCAACGTCCTACCACAGCTGAAGCATCTGCCGTCTTAGTGACGGTTTTGATGTTGCTATAGCTCACGGATCACCTCCCGTTATGAGAGATTGTTGTTTTGAATATACAAGATTGTGACAGTAGCTACGCCAGCGGTGCCGTCACCTGCTGTGGCTGCAAAATCAGCTAAAACTTGAATATCTGTAGTTCCTACGTCAGTGGCTTCAGTGTCCAAAGTGCCGCGAGTGGTTCCAACAGCCTGAACGCTGGTAGATGGAATAAAAGCATTTGGATCAGCAGCTGTGCCTACCACTACAGTCGAGGCAGTGCCGTCGTCGTTAGCAGTAGTGACGTTAAGGATGGCGTCAACAATCTGTGAATTAGCAGGAATAGTAGCAACAACCTGATCTGCGCTACTGGCACCAGCTATATCAATCACAGCAGATTGCGCCATAAGAACAGAACCGACGTTTGCAACGTCTGAACCTACGGTTGTACCGATGGTATCTTTGATGGTTCCGGCCTTGATAGGACCAGAAAAAGTAGTAGTAGCCATGTGTATCTCCTGTCGTGGCTAGGGTCAGGCGCGGGATTGCACCTGTCAGGGATTAGGTTGAGGATATAGAAAAAGAAAGGGGCCTACAAGAGGCCCCTTTCGTCGATCTCTAAGGAGTACCCGGAGAGCCGAAAATGCCGCGAGGATCGCTAAAGCCGAAGCTGTAACGCTCACGAGCCTTGTAGCGCACATTTCCTGTTTCAAAGTCACCCTCGAAACCAGTGCTAATAGCTACACGCTGGAACATCTTCATGCCGTTAGGGGCATCAGTCATGATGAAGAACGCATCAGGATCGGTCAAGTAATGATTGACTGAGTAACCCTGAGGCACCATTCCCATGTTACGGACCGCGTTGATGTCGTTGTCTGCAGTACCTACGCGCAGAGTAGACTTCAAGATACGGTCAGCAGTGAACTGAAGCTCTTTAGGGATAATGAGCTTAGTGCCCTGAACTGCAATCTTCAGACCACGCTCGTCAGTGAAGGCAGCAATATCAATCAGAGCCTGTTCCAGAGAAGCCTCGGAAAGGTCTGCTGAAGTAGCCAACTCGTTTGCCAGATCAGGACCGGTAAGAGTCGGGTGATCTGTCGCACAAAGTGGCTTGCCGTCTCCACCAAGAGATGTGGTGAAAGCGTTGTTCAGAATGTCAGCAGCTTTAATCTGCTTAGTCTGAGCCATACTACGAGCCAAAGCCTTGGTGTAGCGAGACGCCAGAGAGTCATAAAGGTTGTCCTCAATGGCCTCTTCAGTCAGGCTAAAAGCCAGAGCAATGGTTTCATGGGTATAACGAGCTGTGTAAACCTCTTGCGCTTGGTCGTATGCAACGCCAGAGCCTTCCGATTTAACAGGTGCCTCGCCAAAGCCACTGAGCATCACTTCCTCTTCAAATGCTCGATCTGAAGACTCAGTGGAATAGACTTCCGCATGCTCGTTTTCGTAGTTGTTGTATTCCAGTCCAAATAGAGCATTCAGACCGGGTTCAAGCTCTTTTACGAGTTGTGAACGTGAAATTGCCATTGGTCATTTACTCCTTATTGGCCAGCTACGCCTGCACTTCCGTACAGATGCTCGTTGATTTTAACCACAACGACAGCGTTGGCGCCCACGGCATTACCGGGGACATCCCAAAGACCTACAATCTTCAGGTTCAGCGCAGCAGTAGTAGCAATAGAGCTGGTATCAAGCTCGTTAGCGGAAACACCAGTGGTAGTGCTGCCTGTGCCAACGACGATATCAGCGTTCTTGCCATAGTTTGCTACAGCAGAAGTGCCGTCATTCTGAATGATAAACAGTTGATTCGGGTCGTCCAACACGTCAGCAGTGATTTTGCCTTGTGTGATGTTGACCGAACCGGGGTAGTAGTTTGAAAAAGTAGGCTTTCCAGTAGTTGGATCGGTATAGAAACAACCATTGAACACGCCTACCGCCGCCGAGTGACTGGCGGGGTCAAACTGCAGAATATAACCATCTTTCAGGGTAACAAGGTCCCCTTGAAAGATAGCACCGGCTTGGTTGTCCGCAATCTCGTAGCCGTACTGCTTCTGTGAACCAGAGGCAGACAGGTTACCGAGCGGACGCAAACCGAAAGCTTTATCTACATTAGCCATGATATATGTCC